TCTTGGCCAGTTGCACAGCGCGGATGGTGGCCTGTGACTGAGCACGGCTTGCTTCCTCTTGTTCAATGGATTCGGCAACAAGCCAGCCGCCATACTTGCGCAATCGCAACCCAGGCAGCAGCTCAAAGTATTCAGGCTCTTCCCCTTGAAGCAGGAAACTATACTTGCTCATGACTGAGGATGTTCAGGGTAACGTTGAAAGCCTTGACGCGCTCACTAGAGGAACGACATTCAGGAGGCACTTCCACCAAGAAACGGTGGCTGTCATTGCAGATTGTAGCCGTGTCGCCATGAAAGGAAACAAGACAGAGAATACCCGCTTCTAAGCTTGCCGCCTCTTGAGTGCAGTTAATGGCATGAACCCTGCCATCTTCGCTGGCCAAGTAATCAACGTGCATTGATCTTGTCTAGCTCGTCCTGTACGCGCAATTGTAGAGCCTTGCCAGGCGCCTTTCTGAAGAACGACGATGGGATGGAGATGTCATCAGTGAATGGCCTTCCTGGCATCTTCCTTGTGCCTTCATGCACATACCAAGCGTATTCTTCACCACTGCTGTTCGTTGCGTCCCAGTGCCAATTAGCCTCAGCTCCGGCAGTTGTACGATTGAGCTTAAAGCTCTTTACGCCACTTTCGTACAGGTCGCCAAGGTCGTAAATGTCTCGCGGACTACCGACCACTTCGCCATTTTTTCGCCTCGTCTCTCCATCCCATTCCCATTGTTCCATGTCGCGGAACTGATCATCCCAGTGGGCATCGTTAATATCCTCTTCGGCCCACTTCTCAAAAGCATCAAGCAATGCCTTCTCAATTTGCTTCGCGCTAATGATCCTCGCGGAAATGATTGCCATTATCGAATGATGGTGCGAACTTCTCTGTCGGGAATGATGATGCGGCAGCGCTCATAAGCCACGTCGTTTCCAGGTAGGTAGCGGAAAGTCGCATCAGGAAAACGTCTCGTCATTCTCTCCATTGCCTCCGCAATCTGTCTTCCATCAGGATTGTATTGCACTAGCACTACTTCCCATTGCTTCAACAGATCGACAATGCCCACGCCTGCCGTTGGTAACAGTTCGGGATACTGGCGCATTGTCACTTCCAGCCCATCGGCTTTCCATTCAGGCGGCACGCCTTTCTGTCCCACCACATACACAGCAGGAATAGTCTTACCATCAGGCAGCGTATAACTACCAATCAGGTCGGGCTGCATCGTCAGCAGCGTGGTAATAATGTCGCGGAGTTGAGCGATGTTCACAATAAAAAGCCTCCCCGTAAGGAGAGGCTAACAGAGCTATGGGACAGAAGGTCAGTTGGGGGCAACAGGAATGATGCTGCCAGAGCTGGTGGCACTCTGATGGATGCCAATGCGGCTGCGGCTAACGAGATCAAAGGTGACTTCCACAAGATTGTCAGCAGGGTAGTTCTCGTTGTAGTTCATCACGGCAGCGCAGAAAGCCACACGGTCGTAATAGAAAGTGGTGCCACTCACGCCAAGCTGCTTGTTGATTTCGACATACACCTCATGGGTTTTGTCGTAGCGTGAAGCGCTGATCACTTGGAACGCTTCATCAAAGCTGTTGGGCAGGAACACCGTGCCATCAACGTCCTTCTGAAAGTAGGAGGTAATAGAGGCAGTGGCTTGACTGGTGACGATCACGCTGTCAGCGAAACCGCCGCCGCCAAGCAGGTAAAACTCTTGGTTGCCATCGTTAAAGGCCACAGAAGCCGTGGTGGCAGCCTGCAGGGTGAAGAGGGTGGGAGCCCCGCTCACGGTGAACGTAGCGCCGCTCTGCGTGATCACAGGACGACCAGAGGCCAGGGGAATAGCGCCAACACGTACAATAACGTCTTGGCTCTTAACCAATTCAGTGGGGTGGTAGAGCATTTGAAAATCCTCAATAGAAAGAGAAAGTGGTTAAGCGTCAGACGTTCTGTACGCTTCCTTTGCCAACCAGTCTAAAAATGCCCCTGATTGGCGTACCCAAGAACTGCCAGTAGTGTTCGGCAATGTGTTCATTGGGCAATAGCTCAAACCGTCCTTCCCTTCCATTGATCGTTGCAGCAGCCGAACTCCCAGGAGTGATGCCAGACAATGCCAGAGGCCCTGTCAGCCTGCCTTCCATGTACACTGCCGTATTGTCAGCGCCTAGAAGGTAGTCATACCGTGGATTGTTCTTTTGCTTGAGACTGGCATAGTACGTGACGCCTGATGACAGACCAACGTAGTTGCCAGTTTCTTCGTCCAGAGCATAGCCCGAAGCCACTTGCCAAACCAGGGTGGCATTAGCGAGTGGCGACAGACCGTTGATCATGCGACGAAGCCAATAGAAGTGGAACCAGCGACGGTTTCAAGCATTCGTTTGAACTCTTGGCCATATTGCGTGGCCTCAAGCCCTTTGCCATAAACCTTGCCTTCAGTGGCACCAATTTGGATGCCCATTTGCGCAAGTTGAATGGCAATAATGTGAGCCGCAAGGTGCTTGATGGCGCGGTCGGTTTGACTGCCAAAAATGTCCTCGCTTACATCCGCCGATGCTTCAGTAATGGCTCCATTAACGATCCCCGATGGATGGGGTTCAAACTCAGGAAACCGCTCCAAAAAGCCAGATGCAGTGACGGCCATGGTTATGCCTTCCCTGTTTTAATGGCTTCGATGCGGCGGGCGATGGCGTTGCGGATGCGGATGCGGCCTTCAATCTTCTTCCAGTCAAGAAGTTGCTCTTCGTCGTGCATAATCTCGATCATGCTGAGAGCATCGCGCTGTGCAAGCTGAGACAGGGTTTCCACGCTTTGCGGAATGTCTTGCACAGTAGGCATGTCCTTCATCTCTTCAATGGCACCAATGGCCATCAAGCGCTTCACTTGTCGGTTTTGACGAGCCTCTGCCCATTTGGACTCAGGCACGTCTGCATTGACGCCAGGAGTGAGCTGAATAATCCCGGCATTGGTGATCACGCCAAAGCCCCCTTCACGCGGCGGATTTTCCAGTTCAGGGCGATAAGCAATAAGCATTGGTTCAACTAGGAACTGCCGCCAAGCCTAACGCCCTAAACTTTCTCATCCTCAGTTGTTTTGAACGTAGATGACGCTCTTGGGGAAGTAGATGGCCACACCACCCACGCGAGCGTGAGCAGGCACCACGAACTCCAGACCACGTTGCTGAGGCGGGAACAGCTCAAGCGGTTGCGGAATGTGCAGTTGCACCTTCTGCGGGTCACGCTTGTAAACCACCATGCGATTGGTGTTCAGTACGCTGTTGTCTGCATCGAGCTGATTGATCGGCTCAATGGATGTGATGTAGGGGTTGGTGCGCAGGAAGTATTCCAGCACAGTCACGTCCGAGGAATCGGAGTTGCGCTGGGTGGAGATCACGCGGAAGTCCTCATAGGCAATGAGGATGGTGTCAGGCGTTTCCTTCATCTTGGAGCCGTTGACAATGGCAGTCACGCCATAGTTCAGCAGCTCAAGCATTTCCTCAGAAGTGGTGCCGGAGTCGGTGAACCACTTGTCAGCCTGCAGCACGTCAACCGTGGAGTTGTTGAAGAAACCAGCCAGCGAAGCAGAAGCCTCACCGAACATGGCAATCTCTTCTACTTTCTCCTCGTAGGCACGACGCACGGCAGCAGCACGACGCTGCTCCAGGGCGATGTTGGCCATTTGAGCAGCCCGCAGTTCCTGCACGGTGTAGCCGAAGCTGCCACCAAAGGAGCGGATGTTGATGCTCTTCTCCACTTGGCTAATGTCAGCCCGTGGCAGGTCATCAGCAGCGTCGGCCAGCAGGCGGAAGTCGCCAGTGCTGTTCATCACGCGGTAGGTGAAGGTTTGCGCTGCGTTACCGGCTTCGGCAGTCACAGGCAGAATGGTGGGGTATTTGATGTCCGCGTAGACGGTCTCAAACACTTGGGGGCGGATGTACTCAAGCTGACGCTCAAGAAACAGGCCCGCCTCATCCATACGAAATTCAGACATTGGTAGGGCCTCCTATCAAGCAGTGGTGGTGTCAGCGGTGAGCGTGAACGAGGGACCGTTCAGCTCAAGGATTGCCAGCCCCGAAGCAGCGCTAGTCAGATAGCGAGCATTGGAGAGCACAGCAGTACGGCCAGAGATGGACGTGGCGTGGAACTGACCGGCATACTTGACGCCAGTAGCAGTGTGAATCACGCGCACAGCCGAGGCAGGGGTGACAGAACCATGCACGTAGACGGCCACAGCGCCTTCGTTCATGACGTTGAGAGCTTGGTTGACTTTCACGCCAGGACGGCTGTTACCATCAAGCGCAGTCTCGTCAACGTAGGTGAGGACATTGATGCCCACCACGGTTTCAGAAGTGCCAGAAATGGTCTTGGCAGAGTTGTCAACAGTGCCACCGCTGGCGTAGCTGAGCACGTTGCCGAAAGCAAGCACGCCAGCAGTCTCATTGACATAAGTGCCAATGGTGTTGTCGCGCATGTCGGAAAGCTGGCCTTCCAGCAGGGGATCATGCTGCAGGGCATAAGCCTGCTGCACGCCACCAGTGACGCCAGTTGCAGTTTGAGTGAAGGTGACGGCCATGATCAGCGCTTCTCCTTAGTAACGGAAAGGGGGGTTTTCCAACCGTTCTGCAGACGCTCCATGTAGGAAGACGGTGCAGCCACAGGCGCGGCGATAGAAGCCACAGCCTTGCGGAGGTTGTCAGTCGAAGCCGAATCCTTGCGGGCGGTTTCCGACAGGGTGTCGAACATGGCCATCACGTAATCGTCGGAACGCTCCGACAGGTCAGAATCGCCACGTACAGCCTTGATAGAGGCTTCCATGATTTCCCGAGCAGTCTTGCCGGAGAAGTCAAACTCGCTGTCCAGGGTGGTGCGAGCCTTGTCGATGAGAGCGATGCGCTCGTCTACAAGCGAATCAACGTTCACTTGCTTGGCGGCTTCAAGATCAGCCTTGGCGGCTTCAAGCTCTTGGGCAAGGGCATCGGCGCGGCCTTCGGCAGCGTCCATCTTCCCTTTCATCTCCTTCTCCATTGCGTCCATTTCTTCTTTCATCTTGGACGCTTCGGCCATCATGCCGTCGTGCATCTTCTTCATATCCTCGTAGGACTTCTTGGCATCCTCTCGTTCTTTGGTGACCGCCAGAGCAACGCTCTCGCTCACCTCAAACTCAGCGCCATCGAAATTGACTTTCGCAGTCATAGATGGTTCCTCGTAATTGAGTAGGGTTGGGTTTGCTGCATCAAGGCGATCAAGATGCAGCTTCACTTGCGGGCCTGCGCGGCCACGCCTGACAACGGCCACATGGTTGCCACTAATTGAACGTTGAACGCCGTCATAGTGCTCGCCGTCGTCGGTAACGCCAGGTGTCGAGTCGTATTCAACCCTGTAACCCGCGCTCACCTCTTGAACATCTTTCCGCAGGATCTTCTCAATGGCATCTTTGTCAGTGATAGTCATGACAGCACGGACAAATCCGTTGTCATAAACCACTTTTGTACCAGTGAAACCAATTTGGTGTTCTTTGGTATTGTTGCTATCAAGAAGGACGGATGGGTGTTCAAACGTGATTGCCTTGCCCGCAAATGAAGCAAGGCTTTCTGCTGAGCCAACTTCTTCCGCTGGACGATATTCCTTACGAATGGAACCATCGGCGTCAGTGTACAGTTGCACACCAGTACGCGCAATGGTCGCCCAAGCACGAAGGTAGCCTTCCGGCGTCACCTCGTACTTGTCAATGGGGGATACGTCGTAACGAAAAGAAGTTTCGCTCATGAAACAACACTAACGAATGGAGCTGTCTATACTGCAATTCTTGTGCCAGAGATGAAACACCATGCGCTACCTAGTTAGCAGCACAATTAGCGCTGCACGGATGCCCCATCACCAGCGCAAGCTAGTCGTTGCGGAAAGAATGAAAGAAGCCCGCCTTAATAGCGGGCTCAGTCAGCGTGACGTTGCCAAAGAGCTGCACATAGGGGCTTCCACTTATTGCCGCATGGAAAGAGCCGAAACAGAACCATCCGCAGTGCAATTGGCAACACTTAGCGGACTTTACACCCTTTCCGTGCTTTGGTTTTTAGGGATACCTAGTTATGTCGTTGATGCTCAATCGTCGTCATCATCGTCCATACCCTGACCCCTGATTGCCCTCACCTGGCTTTCCACGCCAGCCATGACATACGCCTTGGCAATAGCCTCCGCTTCAAACACCAGCATCTTCACAGGCACGCAGTCCTCATGCGGCTTCTCGTAGTAGTTTTCTACGAACATGTGGGTTTCGTCGTGCCGCCCATTTTTGAAATGTTGCCGCTCAACTAGCCGCCAATGGGGAGTGTCTCGATGCTCATGCGCCGACAGGATGGAGAGGGCTTGCATGATGCCAATGCCATCATCATCCTCGTCTTCCATCGTGTGAACGTGCTCGTTCATTGCTTTTTGCGGCGACTCTCAACCATCTTAATGATGCGACTTGCCCACGCCCTACCCGCGTCCGATCCCCAGAGCAACCAAGCGATTCGGCCAGCATCATCCTCGCCTCCGCTCTTGTTCTTTTCGTGCCGAGAGAAGAATGCCGCCATGCGCTTGATCGTTTCGTAGCTCACTGCCTCTCCGTTGGCCAAGCTTGTCGCCCTAGCCACACCACTACCAATGCCTTGCTTGCCTGCCTCTTGCGTGGTCAGACCACCTTTACCGTGCTTCTTGCGCAGCTCCAGTCCTCTGCGAGCAGCAGAGCGAACAGACGATGGAGGGGAAAATGATTCAGAGTCGCCCCTGCCGTCTTCTTCATAGTCATCATCTCCGCCAAGCTCCTTCATGAAGGCGAGGTAGTATTCATCGCCCATGTCTTTTTTGGACTTGCGCGACATGCCAGCTTCTGAGAGGGCAATGGCGAGAGCGCGTCGGGGGTCAACAACCTTCTCCCCACTGCTGCTTTTGAGCTTGCCGCTTTTGAACTCACGCAAAACAAGCCGAATCTTGGCTTGCTGCTTTTTGTCAGCCATTGTCACACCCAGTCATAAAGCGCCACCTTTGACCTGGCGCAGTCTTCCACAATCGTAGCTTTGGTCTGCAGAATCTCGTTGTGACGTGACTTACCTTGCCAGAAGCGATCATGCCACTCAACATAAATTGTTTTCACCCATCGCCCCACATTTTCGACTTCCAGCAAACGCGGCAATACAGTAAACTCTGCTCCCTCAATGTCGCACTTGATATAGATGGTCGCTTCGTCGTCCGCGTCGATGATTTCTTGCACCACTCGCTTTACGTCCATTGACTCCACGTAAAGCTCTTGGCATTGGTGCCGCTCGATTTCCGCCAGTGGCTCCATCACGCAAGTAGACGCAGCGCTATAACCAGGCAGCCACTTGAAAGTGATTAGGGCATCTTCTGTGCCAATAGCAGCATGAAAAGCCTGAAACGAAAGAAAGCGTTTTTCAAGGGAGGGAATGGCGGACTTATTTGCCTGTACTGCATGAGCAGACGGCTCAAACGTGAGAACATGCCAGTCATAGGGAGGCTCCTTGCCAAAAAATAGTTGCTTTTCAAACGTAAGCAAGCCGCTTTCGCAACCTGAATACTTCCCGCCATTGTCTAGGTAGTGGGTGCCAAGGTCCAGAAAGTATTTCACTGGTAAATCTGCCGATCTTGCCAGAGTTGATTGTAGTTGTTCGTACCCTTAGCCCCAAAAGCGGACAAGTCGCCACCTCCCGCAGGTTTGCCCCATGCAAGAATAGTTCCGTCTGGCAGAACGAAAGCAGTGTTCGTCTTGCTGTGAGTGGGTGTTAGCTGCAGGAAGTCGCCATAGACAAACGATGCCTGCTCGCCATTTTTTGCCAATGCTTGCCCTAGCACGGGAGTAGCAGTAGGGGACAATGGCGTGATGCCATAGTACCTGGTGGCCCAATTCTCCACCACTTGATCAATGGCATTAAGAAGCGCAGGATTGCCAGGCTTGGAAAACAATACTGCAGTCATGCACGCCCAGCAAGTGCCAGTAAACTTCTGAATCTCGCGGAACGCAAGGAAGTCAATGCGGTCGGCAAGCTCCACTGGTGAATGGAGCCTGATGGCAATGTCAAAGTACCAACCACCAACTGCGTAGAGGATGCAATAACGGCCAAGGTCAGCCTTGTTGGAATAGGAGCGAAGGCCGTCATAAGCCTTGACAACATTCCCTCCAAAGCGCTTAACAATGAACTCTCTCAGTGTTTCGTTGTTGTAGCGAACATAGTCCGCACCAAGAAAGCCCTGTTGAACTGTGCTTGTCAATTGCTCCAGCGCAGGAGGCAGTTCTTTGCCGCCTTCATCAGTCAGAAAGATTTGCGAAACCTGCATGATCAATTCACCTTCACTGGAGCGCCAAAACCTTTGAACTCAGGAGCTGCAACGGCAGGCTTGAGCAATTCATTGATATAGCCCAGCATCTTGTTAGTGACATGCTCCCAAGAGAATTGATCCTCATGAATGCGTGAATAGCACCACGCGCCATCATCGTTCATCTTGTCTCGATCTTCGTAGTATTCCGTGAGCAGTTCGGCAAGGTGATCGGGTGATACTTGCCCGCGCTCCAGTCCATAGTTCCTGTCGGTTTCCCAGCTTTCAATGCGAATGCGAGGCACGTCGCTAAAGATTTCCTTCAGGCTTGTGTGGTCTGGCACTAGCTGCGGACGGCCAGTGGCGGCATGTTCAGTGTTGACCAAGCCCCAGCCCTCACCCAAGCAAGTGTTGATACCCACGTCCACTGCGTTATACACCTTGTTGAGCTGCTCAATGGGAAGACAGTTATGCGTGGAGAAATTCGGGCTGGTGAGAATGAGCTTGCCCGCAGGGTCGTAGCCTGCGTCCCTAGCCACACGTTTGAACAAAGGGATCAGTTCCCAGCCCATATCTTTGGCTCCCATGTTGAGCCACAGGCGAGCATCAGGCTTGTCTTTTGCAAACTTGATAAAGCCCTTGATGGTCAAGTCAATGCGTTTACGAGGCTGGTTCCTGTTGCCATTGAATACAATGAACGCATCATCTGGCACGCCAACATCCTTCCGGCATTGCTGCTTGTCAATGGGGAAGAACTTGGTAAAGTCCGTGCCATGGCCCACAATTCCAACGGGACGCTCATAGCCCATCTTCACAATTTCGCCCTTGGCAAACTCTGTGTAGGTGACGAGCTTTTCCCATTTGTTCAGGGCAGGAAGTAGCTCAGGGAATAGTCCGTAGGAGTCGATGGGAGTGTAGACGCAGGTTTTGAAGCCTAGCTTCTCTTTCAGTGGCTCGATCTTATCAACAAGCGTGACCGCCACCCAAATGTCATTGACAATAAACACCACGTCAGGCTGAATGGTTTGCACCAGTTCAGCAATGCGATGGGAACCGAATGGGTCGGAGCCATGCGCCATCGCCGGAAACATCTGACAATGCTGCTGCATTGGGGAAGGGTCCCCGTGATGATTGACGCACAGTGCAAACACGTCATGATCTTTGGCGAGGGCGGGAATGAGATATTCGGCCACCCTGCCGAAGCCCGTCTGTACGCCAACGTCTCCGCAGTAGAGGATTCGTGTCACTGAAAGAAAGAAGCTCGCTAGATACTAGGGCCTCTTCACACGGGAGCATTAGGCGCTTGCTGACGGTAGAACTCCACTCGGCATTTGCACCGTGCCCTGCATTGACAACGCTGCCCTGGCATCGGGAGGGTGCCGATGGGGACAAGGCCGCGAGCTGCGTAGGCTGGGCAATCAGCGCAGTGCCGGGCTTGTGGGTCGAGGATGCGGCGCATCAGTCCATAGCCTTCCGCTTGCTTCCGAAGCTCCAAACCCTGCCAGTAAGAGCCACGTACACTTTCAGCGTACAAGCTGATACGAGCAACAGCCATGGCAGGACTAGCGCGGCCAGCCAGAACGTCATTAGCAAAGTCCTGTAGATAAGCGTATTCTGCACGAAGCCTTTGACCGATGCGGCCATATTCGACACTGCCCATACTGTCCTTTCCGCCATGGCCAATGATTGCTGTCTGAATGTGAGCTGCCTTGATGGCTTCCCTGACGCTGCCTTGCCATTGCTCCAGCGTGATGCTGCCATCGGCCATCATCTTTGTAACGCGCCTGAGCGTAGTGTCCAGCCTGCCAATGCGGCCATCTACTAAGGCTTCAACAGCCTTCTGGCTCATGAACCGTCCTTTCTCGTTGCGGTAGCGTCCAGTACGTTGGTCGTAAGACCACGCAGCGTCCAGCCTAGTGGCCAGCACGGCTTGAGACAGCCCGCTTAGGTCATTCAGCATTGTCGGCCTCTAGCAGCTCTTTGAACTGGGCTGGAGCCTCTGCTTTCCATTGCTGCAGGGCCTCGGCAATGTCCTCTTCAGAAATGAGAGCCGCTTCGTCAACGCCGCCCAGTACCAAGCCACTTGCCTTGATTGCTTCTGCATCTTCCTTGAAATACTCGGCAGTGGTCTTCTTGCCTTTGAAAGCTTTTTCCATGGAGCCGTGCTTGCGCTTGTAAAGCTCCTTGTACTTGCGCGTCACATAGGCTCCCGCCACTGCGCTGGGCCAAGTCTTGAATTTGCTCTTGGCGGCGGCAATCGCCTGTTGGTGAAGCTCTTTGTCCGTAAATTCCACGTCGCCGCGTTCATGCTCTAGGTCGCCTTCCAGAAATAGTCCAGCAGCGTCTTGGACTTCTCTGGAGCCGTCCATTGGCAGTGTGCCATTCTCTTGATTTAATGGATCGCGTCCGCCAGGAGGCACAGCACCTCCCACTTTGGGAGCAAGCATTGCATCGTTGGCCTTGAGCGATGGGTCAAGGGCAGTCTCCATTGACCACTCAGAGCCGCCGTAACGCGCCTCTCGTACTTCCTGTGGATGGAGTACCCCCAGTTGCAGCATCCTGCCGTCCACGGCTGCTACACGGGCTCTTACGTCGGCCTTCTCGCGCTCATTCAGTTCAAACAAGTCATTGAAGGACACCCTCCAAGATTCAGGTAGTTCGCCCTTAGTTGGCCCAGACTTGCTAAGCATGATCATTTCCATCAGCTTCTGCAAAGGCCGCTTGTAATGTGCTGCCTGATAGTCGCCAAGGAACTTTGCGAAGTCTCGCTCTTCGCTCCTGCCAGTGGCACCAAGGCCGCTTGGGCTCTCGCCAAAGAGAATCGTATGGGGAATCTGTGAGGCGCCAATAATGTCAATGCGGAGCTTTTCCAGTACGTCGCCAATGCCGCTTAAGTTGCGTGTAACGTAATCAAGTTCCTCGCGCTCGGCGTCAATCGCATAGCCGCGATAGATGCTCTTGCTCATGTCATTCAACACCAAACGCTGCCTCACATCGTTCTCTTTTCCTGCCGCAAGCATTGTGCTCAGGCCACGCAGCTTATGCACAAACACGTCAAACTCAACCAGCACTGTCGCCGCAGAATTGAGGCCAGTCCAATAGTGCCGGAAGCTGTCGTAGATGGTCTGCAAGCTGCTCATTCCCCACCCATAGTTCCTTTGCCTGATGCGATAGGGCAACCATTCGCCGTCGAAGCGCAGAATCCTATCCTTGTGGATCTTTTGCAACTGCGGCTGTTGAATGAGATCGCCT